CGCCCTCTATTCAGCTCGTAGCGGACTTTACAGAGGCAGATGATGTGATAGCCCTTGTGATCAATCACGATCGCTACAGAGGCTGGCTAAAGACCATTGTATCGTCCGATAAAGACTTCTTTCAGTTATGCCGAGACGACGTTCAGATTTACCGACCAATTCAGAAAAAAATTGTTACGAAAGCTTCCGTGATTGAAGAATTTGGCATTCATCCAAACAACTTTGCTTTAGCGAGAGCAATGGCTGGAGATGCTTCTGATAATCTTCCCGGCATCAAAGGGGCAGGCTTGAAGACCATCGCAAAGAGATTTCCATTTCTTATTCGAGAGGATGAGTATGTCGTTGCTGACTTGATTAGAGAATGTACAATGATTGGAAAGAAGCTCAAGCTTCACGAGAATATCGAGAACAATGAAAAGTTAATCAAAGACAACTATGCTATTATGCAACTTCAACATCCCAACATCAGGCCAATGAACAGACAACTGATCACAAAGGCAATTGATGACTTTGAGCCTTACTTTGATAAGATAAAATTTACTCAAATGCTATTCGCAGACGACGCAGGGCATCTAAACTTTGATACCTTGCAGCATATCTTTAGAAACATTCGGAGGTAAAATGGAAGAAAGATGGAAACTTGTATCATCGGATAACGAGCTTAAATTCTTTTTTGACGACACACTCGTTATTCATCTTTTTAAAACAAACAACAAATGGTTCACCAATGTCCTTGGTCGAAATGAGGTAAATAGTCACAAAGATTTATCACATGCGATCAAGGATGCTGAACGCGGAGCCATAGAATGTGGTTGGCTTAAGATAGAATAAATTTAGTTATTTTTACTTGACAAGTTGATCTAAACAGGTTATACTTATGTAACCAAATAAATTCGGAGGACAAATGGATTTAACACAAAATGAAACTTTTACACGCTTTGGAAAGAACTTCCAAGAAAAACTAGCACAACTTATGCTTGAAGATCGACCCTTTTTCGACCAGATTATGGAAGTATTGGATATTAACTTTTTCGAGAAGAAGTATCTTCAAATCTTCGCTCAAACTCTCGTGAATTATCGAGACAAATACAATACTCACCCAAATTCAGAAGTCATGATGTCTTTACTAAGAACAGAACTTAATCATCACGATAAAGCAACTGCTCAAGCCGTTCGAGAGTTTTATGCGAGAATCCATTCGTCTGACGGAGTCGAAGAGGCTGAATACATAAAAGATAAGGCTCTTGACTTTTGCCGCAAGCAAGTTCTCAAAGGTGCAATGATTAAATCGGCAAAACTACTTAAGAGCTCATCCTTTGAAGAGATCGAGAAAGTGATCAAGGAGGCCTTAGTTCTTGGAACCGACAATAACTTTGGCCATGACTTTCGCAAAGATTTGCTTAAGCGTTTTGAATTGGTGTCACGAGACCCAGTCTCAACTGGATGGGCACGAATGGATGAGATTTGCAAAGGCGGTCTTGGAAAATCTGAGCTTGGAGTTGTTATTGCTCCCACCGGTGCTGGTAAGTCTATGGTTCTGGTTCACCTCGCGTCTCGTGCATTACTTGAAGGAAAAACTGTGGTCTACTATACACTCGAACTTAAAGACACCGTCGTGGGTCAAAGATTTGATTGCTGCATCTCAGACGTTCCTTTGCAAGAGCACAGAATGAGACAAAAAGAAATTGTTCAAAAGATTAAAGATATTGATGGAACACTCATAATTAAAGAATACCCAACCAAGTCTGCTTCAGTCCAAACTCTCAAGAATCATATTGAGAAGTTGCGAAAGCGAGGCATCGAACCAGATATGGTGTTGGTAGATTATGCGGACTTGCTGCGCCCCGTTAGAAGTTCAGGTGAAAAACGACATGAATTGGAAGAAACTTATGAAGGCCTTCGAGGACTTGCTCAAACCTATGAGTTTCCTATTTGGACCGCTTCACAAACCAATCGTGGAGGTCTCAACGCGGAAGTCATCACGATGGAAGCGATATCGGAAGCGTTCAACAAATGCTTCGTAGCAGACTTCATCTTTTCTTTGTCTCGAACGGTCCAAGATAAGCAAGCAAACAAAGGTCGCTTATTTGTCGCAAAGAATCGTAATGGACCTGATGGCCTAGTTTTCGATGCTTTCGTGGATTGGTCTGATGTGACGATTAGTATTCTCGACCGTGATGAAAGTGCCGAGAAAATGCAAACAACAGCGGATGCTCTGCAAATGCTAAAAGACAAATATGCTAAGATGGGGAAATAACAATGGATCTATCGCAAACTTACACTTTAGAAGAAAAACAATACTATAAAAAACTACAGGAGAAAGGTATGGATTTAGAAAAAAAGATTCTGTCGGATATTACAGTTCACATGAAGTACGCACGATATCTCGAAGACAAGAATCGTCGAGAAAACTGGAACGAGTTAGTAACTCGTAATATGGAAATGCACATCAAGAAGTTCCCAAGTCTCGAACAAGAGATTCGTGAGAATTACAAGTTCGTGTTCGATAAGAAGGTTCTTCCTTCAATGAGATCGATGCAGTTTGGAGGTAAGCCAATTGATGTTTCACCGAACCGCATCTTTAATTGTGCTTACGCACCCGCTGATGATCCACGAGTATTCGGAGAGATCATGTTTTTGCTTCTCGGAGGAACAGGTGTCGGTTATTCAGTACAAAAGCACCATATTGATAACCTTCCAGAGATTCGCAAACCTTCATCAAAAAGAACTCGTCGCTTCTTGGTTGGTGACTCAATCGAAGGCTGGGCAGACGCCGTAAAGGCTCTCGTAATGTCGTACTTTAAGGGTACATCAAAGCTGAGATTTGATTACTCAGACATTCGCCCAAAAGGTGCGAGACTTGTAACATCAGGCGGCAAAGCACCAGGTCCTCAGCCATTAAAAGAGTGCTTGGTTAAATTAGAGGGAATTTTAGATGCAAAAGAAAACGGAGACAAACTTTCACCTATTGAGGTTCATGATATCATCTGCCATATTGCGGATGCGGTTTTGGCGGGGGGTATTCGTCGCGCCGCTCTCATTAGCTTATTCAGTGCTGATGACGAAGACATGCTTAGTGCAAAGGCAGGATCTTGGTGGGAACTCAACCCACAGCGAGGAAGAGCAAACAATTCTGTAGTTGTTATGCGTCACAAGATCGACAAGCCAACATTCATGAATTTATGGAAGCGAGTTGAGGAGTCTCGCTCTGGAGAGCCTGGCTTCTACTTCTCAAACGATAAGGATTGGGGCTGCAACCCATGTTGCGAGATCGGCCTCCGACCCTTCCAATTCTGTAACTTGGTCGAGATAAATGTATCAGATGTAAACACTCAAGACGAACTCAATGCTCGCTCTCGTGCTGCCTCCTTCATTGGAACCCTGCAAGCCTCTTACACAGACTTTCATTATCTCCGACCAGTTTGGCAACGCACAACCGAGAAAGATGCTTTGATTGGAGTATCAATGACCGGTATTGCATCTGGGGAAGTTCTTAAGCTTAATATGACCGAAGCTTCTTTGGAAGTATCCAAGATGAACCGTCGGGTTGCTATGCAAATTGGTATCAATCAAGCTGCTCGTCAAACCTGCGTTAAGCCAGCAGGAACAACTTCTCTAACTCTTGGGACATCAAGTGGTATCCACGCATGGCACAATGATTACTACATTCGCCGATTACGTGTTGGAAAGAATGAAGCGATCTACTCATACTTGGCCAATAACCTGCCTGAGCTCATCGAGGACGACCGTTTCCGACCACACGACACTGCTATCCTATCTGTTCCTCAAAAAGCTCCTGAAGGGGCTATTACGCGCCATGAGAGCGCCCTTGATTTGCTCGAGAGAGTAAAGAAAGTTTCTACCGAATGGATCAAACCAGGCCATAAGAAAGGAAGCAATACTCACAACGTTTCTGCAACAGTATCTATCAAGGATGATGAGTGGGAAACAGTTGGAGAATGGATGTGGAATAACCGTGGTGTTTATAATGGACTATCGGTACTCCCTTACGATGGAGGCAGTTATATCCAAGCTCCATATGAGGACTGTGATGCTGAGACTTATGAAAAGATGCTGTCTTTAGTCAAAAACGTTGACTTGGATCTAGTTATAGAGACAACAGACGAAACTGATCTGTCTGGCGAAATCGCGTGTGGCGGTGGAGCATGCGACATCTTTTAACAGGAGAAAGATATGAGAGAAGAATTAGAAAAGATTATTCGTGACTTAAAAGAATTGGTAGAGGATCTTGATAAAGTAGAGGCTGGTACTTATGGCTATAAGTCTGCCGCTCCTCGTGCTCGCAAGGCTTTGATGGAAGCGTCAAAGCAACTCCGCGACGTTCGAGCTAAAGTTCAAGAAGTCAAAAATTCTCACGAAGAATAAACTTTTCCACTTGACAAGTAAGTCCAAACGTGTTATACTATAAAGGTATAACACGTTTTTTTATTATGGAGGTATTATGTTATTTGAACCACACAACAGACACTTATGGGTTATTCCCGTTGAAGAAGAAACAACCAAGGCAGATCCGCTATTCGTTTTACCTGATGAATATAAACCACCACAGTCTCCCTATGTCGTATGTGATATTTTAGGAATGGCTTGTGACTGCGAAATATCATTAGATATCGGAGACAGAATTATTGTAGATAGAACCACAATTCAAGAAATGAAAGCTGAAAACGAAACTATTTACGTCGTTAAAGAAAACTATGTCTATGGGAGAATATGCGATGAGACTGACTAGTGGTAGGCTCAAGAGCCTTATAATGGAGGCTCTAGAGGAAGAGCAAACCTTAAGTAGGGTGAGAGAGGCAAAAATGTCTGATCTTACAGATGTATGCTACATTGGCGGCTCAACACACCAGCTTGCTACATGTAAAATATCAGATGATAAGTTTTATTTAAAATTTTCTGATAGCTGGTCTTTTGCTAATCCAACTGATAAATCAATGCAAATTGGGGTTGAGTATTTGGCCTACAAGATATATCAGTTGTATCCTTCCAATGTTCCTTCAAATGTCCAAGTTGTATCAGATCCAGAAAACTCAAGAATAGGTCTTGCAACAGGAGAGGTTAAGGGAGAGCCGGGAGGCAAAATAAGATACGAATTCCCAGCAGAAAAGTGGGTGTCCTCAATTTCCGGTGGCGCAATGGTCGATGTATTCCTTGCTAACTGGGATGTAACAAATACAAACAATTTTGTAGTTGATAAAGATACTGGTGTGGCTTCTCGAGTTGATCCCGGCGGGTCATTAACTTTTAGAGCTCAAGGTGGAAGGAAGGGAAGTCGGTTCTCTCCTGAAGCAGGAGAGCTGAAAACAATGCTTGATCCTAAGATGCGAGGAGGAGCTGGCTGGCTGTTATCTCAAGTGGACATGAAGAAGGCTTGCGAATCTTTCTTGTCTGTTGGTTGGCCTCAAGTTGAAAAGGCTATCGATGAAGCCTTTGTTGAAGTTAAGAGTGAATTAGAAAATGCTGGACTTCAAGGGCAAGTATCGGCTTGGCAATCAGAAGTTGCTGAAATAAAAGAAAAGTTAAAAAGCAGACATGCAGAAGTAACAGACCACTGCGAAGACGCTTTGAGTAAAATGTAAGGAGAACAATATGAAATTAACAGCAAAAGCATTAAAGTCTATAATCTTGGAGGTTCTAAATGAAACCTCAGACAGAGGCTTGCAAAAGACTAGAATTTTGGCCATTCTCAAAGGTAATGATCCGGACATTGACTCTGTCGCTATTATGTCTAGTCAAAACCCAATGGCTAAGTCGGTAAGCAATACTACTAATAGAAAATTACATAGGCAAATTCTAGCAAAACTTGAAAGAGACGGAGTTGAGTATGAAGAGATTGGTGGAGTTTTTGGAGGATTATCTGAAAAGGCATTATTACTCATCAACCCAAGCAAACAATACCTAGATGAGCTCAATCGACAGTTCACTCAATGGGG